CCGCTACGGACACCAAGGACCTGGCCGCTGAGCTTGTCTGCGACGATGTGGCCCTGAACCTTGATCGTGGCTGCGGCGATCTTCTGCTGCAACAGCGCGAAGAGCACCGCCGGCATCTCGTCGAGCCGAACCGCGACTTCCTCCGCGCCCTTCAACTCGACCGTGAACATCAGAGCGGCGCCCTGAAGGCGTACTGGTTCAGCACATCGGCGATGCTGGCGTTCTTGGCCGCCTGGCTGAAGGCGATCGTCTCCTGGCCGCCGAGCGTCTTCGAGACCTGGCCGATGTGGTCCTTGCGTTTGAACGCCTCGCCGACAAGCTCGACGCAGGCCTGCGCCAGGTCCGTCGGCGGCGTCGTGAAACCGGCCGTGTAGGCCACCTGAACCGGCAGCTGGTAAGGGAAGCGCGCGCCGATGAGTCGAAGCGTGCGGGCGTCGTCGTCGACATAGTAGCCGGTCGCCAGCGTCGTCAGGCTCGCCGGCGAGAGGCTGACGCCGACCCACCCGACGGAACTGATCGCCGTCACCGGGGCTTGGCGCAGCAGCATGAAGCGCTGGCCGTTGCCCTGGAACGTGTGCGTATAGTCGGCGCTGAGGATCGTGCGCTGCAGCGAGTTGCCGATCCAGGCAGACGCCGCCGTGATCAGACCCGACAGCTGGGCGTCAGACGTGGCGGTAGTGATCCCCAGCCACGCCTTGATCGTATCGAGGTCGGTTAGATCGCCCGCGGCCACGGGTCAATCCTCTGCCGTAGCCTCGGGGCGGGCAGGCTCAGGGCCCTCCGTCGTCGGCGCATCGCCAGTCTCGGCAAAGCCGTGAGCCGCGAGATCGGCGATGGCCGTGAGCGGCACGGTGACGACGCCCTCGCCGTCCGCCTCGTACTCGACGCCGCCCCAGGAGCAGCCGGTCCCATCGGGATGCCGGAGCTTGGCCCAGCCCTTGGGGGTCGTGGGCGGCTCATCGCTGACGACTTCGAGGAAGCCGCCGCCGGCCATGAGTCGGTCGGCGACATCGGCCGGGACCACTACGGTGCCGTCCGGCGCGACACGATATCGGTTCGTGCCGTCGTTGGCCTCGTCGGTGCCCTGCGTAACCCGCAGCGTCTTCGGCGCTCGCGCCATGCTTTCGCTCCTCGTCGAGGCTGAGCGGGGCCGAGCCGAAGCCCGACCCCGAACCGTCAGCCGGCCGCGATGTTGTTGATGACCCCCATCGCGAACGGGGCGTAGACGGCGAGGACTTCCTCGACGTAGACGCCGCGCTGGCGGGCACGGGTCACCGGCGGCCAGTCCAGGGCGTAGTAGTCCTGGCGGACCTTCACCTCGGCGACGTTCGGCACTTCGCTCGACTGGTACTGGGCCGGCAGGTTCTCGGCCCAGAAGAGCAGCGTGCCCGGCGGGACGCGCGGGTGAATCTTCACCGGAATGCGCATGCCGCCATCGATGAGGAACGGGTTGTAGTAGGTCGAGATCATGCCGCCGGCGTCGATCGTGTAGCCGCCGCCGTTCGGGTCCTGCCGGTACTGCAGCAGCGAGCCGGAGCCGGTGCCGGACAACACCTTCGTGGTGATGTCCTTGATCTGCTGGCTGTTGGCCCAGATCACCGTCGGCGAGACCTGGAAGTTGTCCCACATCGACTGCAGCGCCGTGTCGATCTCGACCACGGAGCCGCGGCCGGACGCGGTGAGCGTCGTGCCGGTCCCGGCCGTGCCGGTGGCCAGCGTGTTGACGAAGGCTCCGGAGCCCGACTTCAGCGCCGTGGTCAGCAACCCGTCGAAGTCCGTGGAGTTGGACGAACTGTCGGCGGTGACCGCCGTAGCGGCCTGGCCAGTGCCGGCGAGCGGCGCCGAGAAGGTGGCGGAGTTGATCGTGGTGATCTTCTCCAGCTTCTCCGCACCGGCCGTGCCGACGTACCACGCGTAGGCCGCCGCGCCGTTGACCGCCGCGACCGTGCAGGAGAGCGTCTGGCCGAGGGTCACCGCCTGCGTGGCGTTGGCCGACTTCTGCGAGGAGCCGCCGTTGATGCTGAAGGTCTTGCCATCGGCGCCGGTGACGGTCTTCGATGTGGCGACGCCGCCGGAGAGCGAGGAGTTGTAGTAGCCCTGCAGCGTCAGAGCGACCACGATCACGGAATAGGTCGCAGCCGGCAGCGTGCCGCCGGTCCCCGCAGCGGCGAGCGTCGGCGTACCGGGCGTGCCCAGCGCCAGCGAATTGTTGCCGGCGAGCAGGGTGATCTCCTCCTTCAGCATCGTCTTCTGCAGGAGGCGGATCGCCATCGTGGCCTGGATGTCTTCGAACGTCCGCGCCGCGCCGATGGCCTCGAAAGTCACCTGATCCTCTTCGCCGAGCGTGGCGTAGGAGGCCGACTTGGTGGCCGTGGTGTAGCTCATCTGCCCGGCGCGCTGGCCTTCCGGCACCGAGCCGATGTTGTCGTAGCCGGAACCGGTGATCGCCGAGACCTGACGCCAGTTCGTCGCCGTGCCGACACCGCCGCCGACGCGCGGCAGGCGGTTACGGATCGGGGTGACGACCGGGTAGAGGTTCTTGGCCGGCGCTTGCAGGTCGAAGGCGACGAGGCCGGTGGCGGTCGAGATGGCCTTGGCGATCGCCTCGCCTTGGTCGACGCCGGCGGCCGAGAGGATCGCGCGGGCGATGTTCTCGCCGCCGCCGGCAAAGCCGCGCTCGTTGCGCGCCCAGTTGGTGAGGTCGGCCGAAGGTGACATCATCGCGTCGATGAAGCCCTTCTTCAGCTCGTCTTGGTTCAGTTCAGGCATTGGGGTTGCTCCTTTCGGGGCAAGCGGAAGAGCCCGGCGCACGGCTGCGACGGGTTGACGGTTGGCCGCGAGACTGGCGGCCTCAGTTCAAGCTGGTCAGCGGATCTGGACCGGCGCGCGCATGACCGCCTTGGTCATCTCCAGCGCGCGCTGTTCGGGGCTCAGCGTGGCCCACCAAGCCGCGACTTCGGCCTTGGCGGCCTCGTCGGGCTCGGCCGCGCCGGGCGTGCCGTCGGCGACCTTGCTGACGCTGGCGTGGTTGGACGCGGCGGTCTTTGGCGGCAGCGGCTCCTTGCGGAACTTCTCCAGCGCCGCCTCGATCGCGGCCTGCGTCCGCCCCGCCTCGCCGGCGGCGGTCGTGCGTAGTTCGGCGATGGCCGCCGCCTGCTTCTCGATGAGATCGGTGGCCGCCTTGGCGAGGTCTTCGCTGACGGCGGCCTTGGCCGCAGCGCTCATGTCGTCGCCGGTGTTGGCCTTGTCGCACATGGCCCCGAGCTTCGTCATGTGGTCGTGCGCGGCCTGGATGTGCGCTTGGTCGGCCTTGGAATTGCGCGCGCCGGCCTTCGCCAGCAGCTCGGCCAGCGGCTTCAGCGCCTCGACCTTCTCGGCGTAGTCGGCGAGCGCGTCGAAGCGGCCGATCGCAGCGCCCGCCGCGGCGAGCGCGACCACCACTTCCGTATCGTCGTCGTCAGCGTCGTCGCCGCTCATCAGCTCGGCGGTCTCCTCGTCGAGCAGGCCCTTCAGCCAGTTGACCAGCTGCGCCATGACCTGTTCCAGGCCCTCGGGCGCAGTGGAGTCGTCGCCTTCGACGGCGCGCTCGTACTTCAGGCAGTCGGCGATCCAGCCGAGCTCCTGCAGGATCATCGCGACTCGGCCGACGTCGTAGAGCGACTTGGCCAGATCGCCAGGGCTGGCGGCCTTCTCGGCGCTGGGCGGGCCGTCCTTGTCGATCTTCGCCTTCCACGCGGCGATGATCTTGGCCTTGATCTTGTCGACCTGATCGGCGGTGTACTTGTCCGCGTTCTTCTTCTTGTTGATGTAGTTCCAGGCCGCGCGGATGTGCTCGGCGGTATCGATCGGGTAGCGCTTCTTGCCGTCGGGCTGATAGCCGGGATCGGCGTACTCGACGTCGCCGTAGTCGCCCTTGGAGTCGTCGCTCGACTTCGCCTTCTCGATGGCGGCCGCCAGCGCATCGGCGGCAGTCGGCTCCGTAGCCAGGTCGGCCTCGCGCGCCGCCTGGTGCTCGGCGATGGCCTTTGTCACCTCGTCGTCAAGATCGCCACCCGCCTCGATCGCCGCCGCGACCTTGGCCAGCACGGCGTCGCGATCCTCTTCCGAAAGGCCGACGGCCGCCTTGTCGACCGCCTCGACGATCTCCGGCGAGACTGCGGCTTCAGGATCGGTCTCGACGTGCTCGGCGATCAGCGCCTCGCGCGCCTTGGCCACGTAGTCCTTCCACGCCGTCTCCGGCTTGCCGGCCATCTTCGCCATCTCGCCGGCGCGGGCCTTCACCTCGTCGTTGCTCGGGGTGTAGGACATGGGCTCATGCTCTCCGATGTCGGCCTTCCAGAGGTCGATTGAGGCTTCCGGATTAGCCGGACGATCCACGAGGCTGATCTCGTTCAGCTTGATCCGCGTGATGACGGTGCGGTCCTTGGCGTCGCGTTCCAGCACGCGCCCGCCAATCGAGAAGCCGGCATAGGTCCCGGTCTTCACCTTCGCGATGGCCGTCGGGTCGACGACATGGGCGATGATATTGGTCCTACCTGAGGCGTCGACCTCGGCTTCCAACGTCCGGCCCGCGGCGCTTGGCTGATGCATCTCGCGCAGGGCCGGGTATTTGGCGTAGTCGGGCAGCGCCGCCTTCATGGCGTCAGGAAGCACGATCTCGCCGGCGTCGTCGCGCGCGCCCGAGGACGCAATCCCGAACACCTTGATCGTGCCGTCTTCCTGGTCTTCGACCTTGGCGAGCTCGCCGAAGAGGCGGAACGGCTTCATTCGACGACCTCCGCGTAAGTCACGCACCGGCATCGGGGATGCCCGGGCTCGGCGTCATCACCGCTCGGGAACACGCCACCCAGCGGGATCGGCGAGGCCGCCTCGTTGAGCGCGCACTCGTCGCAGCAAGCGGAAAGCGCCAGCCACGACTTCTGAAGCTTCAGCCCGGTCTGCTCGGCCAGCTGCCAGCCGGCCAGCTTGCCCTGCCCATTGGCGTTCGCGATCTCGGTATGCGCGATCAGTTCGGCGCGCTCGGTGCTGAACGCCGTCGACGCCTGCACGGCATCGGCGATCTTCTCCGAGCCGAGGTTCTCATCGAGCCCGTCGGCGATGACCTGGCGGATCATATCCCGCGTCGGCTGCACGATGTTGTCGGGGCCCTGGAGGCTGACCATCTCGGCCGCCCGCGCCCTGGCGAAGTCTGCGGCGCGCTGGAACACCTGATCGGTTAGCCCATCGCCGGAGGCGTCGATGCTGACCAGTGCAAGATCGCCGCTGTCAGCCGCCACGGCCTGAAGATCGTCGTAGGCAGCACTGGCGATGGCGCTCAGCTCGTCCAGCGCGACCGCCTCTGCGATGCGCTTGGCCAGTTCGGCGTTGGTCGGCGCCCCGGCGTCGTCGGCCGCCTTGTGGAAGCCGCGTAGCTGCATCGCTACGTCGGCCGCCGCCTCGTCGCCGCACTTCGTCAGGATCGGGGCGATAGCTTTGCGCAACGCCGCGGCATGACGGCGCGTCTTCGGGCGATCGGCCGTGATGTGCTTCGGCGCCGCCCTGGCCAGCTTTTCGGCCAGTTTGGACGGCGCCTCGGCTTCCCCCGCTCCCTCCGCCGGCTTTCCAGGCTCGGCCTGTCCGGGCGGCGGCGTTTCGTTGGTTGGAACCGGCGTCGGCGTCTCGACCGGGTTGAGTTCGGCTTCCGACGCCGCCATCACCTGCGCCAGCGTCATCGCGCCGGTGGAGGTGTAGATCAAAGCCTGCGCTCCCTGGCCGTCCGGCAGCGGATCTAGGCCGCGCGAGTCGCGCACCTCGTCGAGGAGCGTCGAGCCGTTGCGGAGGTTGGTGTTGTCGATCTCGGCCTGGATTTTCGGATCGATGGAGGCGGTTTCGACCCACGCGAACTCCAGATCCTCCTCGCCGAGATCGTCCTGGATCACGCCGGTGATCAGCCGCGCGGCCCACAGCTTCAGCGGCTCCAGCCCCTCCTCGAGGCTGCGATCCTGGTCCGTCTCCCCCGTCGAGCGGTTCATCTGCTTGACGAACGGCGTCGGCGGCAGGCTGAAAGCGAAGGCGACGATACGGTAAAGCCACTCGTCGAAGTCGTCCTTGAGCGGCGGCTCCTTCAGCGGCTCGCTCTTGCCGCCGCCGGGCACGACGACGATCTTGCGGCGCTCGGCAGGATTGCCCGACAGCTTGGCGTCCAGCCAGATCTGCAGCTCCTTGAGCGACTGCAGGTTCCAGCTCTCCGGCGCCTGCAGGAAGCCGGCCGGCGTGTTCCCCTCGGTGAAGTAGGCCAGCTGCATCGCCTGGCGATTGATCAGCGTGTGGATCGTCACGATGACCTGTTCGACCGGCGAGAAGCCGTAGACGTGGTTCGGGCGCCGGTTGCGCGGAGCATAAAGCAGCTCGTCCGTCGTCAGGTCGGCCCAGACCCGGCCCTTGATGATCTGCTGATAGGCCGGATAGGGCGGCAACGGCGCACGCCCAGTGTCGTCGACCAAGAGCTTGATCGTGTCGCCCGGGATGACGTCGAGCCCGATCAGCTCGCCGCCGCGGTTGCGCAGCTTTTCCATCGCCGGCGCGTCGATCGTCAGCAGGTCTTCGACGAGCAGCCGCAGCCAGGACGCGAACGGCGTGACGCCGTTGGGCTTGCGGAAGAACTTGGTGATCCTGGCGATCCGGCTGGCGGAGGTATCGTCCTTCTTGGCGCCCTTCTCGTCAGTCGGCTTGATCTGCCAGTCCAGCCGCTCCAGCTGGTCCTTGCGGGTCTCGATGGCGAGCCGAATCGCTTCGACGTTGGCGAAGGCCCGAAGCGCGCGGAAGCCGAACGCCTCGTCCGAGCGCGGCGCGATGACGGTATTGGCGCCGACCGCGAAATCGAACGTGCGGATCGGCTCTTCGCGAACCGGCGTGATCGGCTGTCCGGGCGAGAAGTCGGCGTCCGAAACCGACTGCGGCAGCAGCGGCTTCGACGGCATCGTCAGCGGTCGCCCGGCGACGTCGACCAGCGATGAGCGGATAGCGCCGGCGGCGTCGGGCATCGCTTACGCTCCCGTCAGACCAGCAGGCGCGGCTTCTCCGCCAGCTTCATGCGGTCGACCACCTCGGCGGTCATCGCCATCAGCACGCCAAGCTGATCCTCGGGCCGCAAGCGACAGACCAGCCACGCGAGGAGCCCGGCGGCGCCCCCATAGACCTCTTGCGGATCGAAGCCGTCGACCAGCGCAGTCGAGACGACGAGTTGCAAACCCGTCGAGACGGTCGATGCTGCGTCCGCCGAACGCTTCGTCTCCTGGGCCGCGTTGACCACGCGCGCCGCCGAGGCCAGCACGTCGCGCGAATGTCGCCGCCCCTGGAGCAGCGCAGGATGGTTTGGATCGAGCTCGATCATGCGCTCTCCAGAAGCCTGCAGCCCAGAGCCCGCAGCGTTATGCTGTGCTCGGGCCGCGCGGCGAACCGGCGCGTCGCGCCCGGCTCGTAGACCACCTCGCCGCCAGCCATCTCGATCTTGTCGGTGCCGCCCGGCATTTCGAAGATCAGCGGACGTTCGGCTGTGGGGGTCGCTCTCTCGTCAGTCGCCGCGTTTTCCTGGTGGATGAGATCGAGGAACCCGCCATGCGCGCCCTGCATCACGAAGCCGCTGAAAGCGCGCGACGTGGAGTCGGCGTCGTCGTCGTGCTTGGCATCCGGAAACGCCTCTAGCGCTGTGAACCAGTCCTCGTTCCAGGGCCCGCGCAGCACATAGACGTTGCCGGCCTCGGCCTGCGCGCTGAACGCGCCGAACCTCGTCACCTTGTCGCCGGTCTCCGGACTGGCGCGGGCGGTGTAGCCTTCCAGCGCCCGGATCAACGCGGCGACCTGGCTCTTGCCGGCCTGGCCGGGGTCCTGCGGCAAGCTGATCTCGGTCTCGCGCCCGTCCTCGCTCGCCGTGTTGACCAGCATCCGCTCGACGACCGCCGGCGACTGGCGATCTCGTCGGTGATCGAGCACGAAGTAGCGCCCGTCAGCGGCGCGGCCGATCTTGGTTCCCGCCGTCCAGTCGGGATCGTTCGTCTCGGTCTTCGGCGTCGCCGCGAGGTCCCAGCCGCGCTTGATCGTGAGGCCGGCCGGTACCACGTCGACCACCTGACACCAGGTCCGCTGAAACAGCAGCCCGGCCGCCGGCCTGATCTTCCAGTTGCCCCCCAGGAGGCGCTCGCGCTCGACCAGCGGCAGCGCCAGCAGGTTTGCGCGGTACTCCGGATTGGCGGCCAGCAGCGCCTTGTTGTCGTCGAGCTTCGACGGAATGAAGGTCAGCGACTTCGGCGCCGAATCAGGATGGCGCTCCGCGAGCTCGGCTTCGCTGTCCCCCCACTCCAGCTTGTCGTTGACCCTCGCGAACCAGCGCACGACGCCGGCGCGCTCAGCGATCGGCAACCCTGTCCCGGCGTCGATCCACCAGTCGACAAGCTCGCGGACCCAACTGTCCGCGTCGGGGTTGCACGTGGCCCGGATGTAGGGCTTGACGTCCGACATCGAGCGGTTGCGGCTGACCATGTACCAGAACTGCGCAGCCGTGAAATGCGTCAGCTCGTCGAAACAGATCAGCGGGATTTCCGCGCCCTGCCATTCGAGCACCGTCGTATCGTGCTCCAGGTGCGCGAACTTGACCTTGGCCCCGCTTCGGAACTTCCACTCCAGCACATGTGCGGTCGGCGCCGCGCCGAGCGCCGGATAGAGCTTGAGGCTCGCATCCCAAAGGCCGCCGGGATTCCTGATCTGCGGCGTCGTGCGGCGGAAGAACACCGTCGCAAAGCCCTTGACGCCAATGTGGCGCAGCGGCTCCAGCAATAGCGCCCAAGTCTTCCCGCCGCCGGCCGCGCCGCCATAGATGGCGATATCGGCGCCGGTGGCCAGAAAGGCGAGTTGCGGGCCGTCCTGCGGCCTGATCTCAACCGTCTCGATCGCGGCCATTGTCCGGGAGCGCGAAGATCGTCACCTGAGCAGCCGGAAGCGCCTCGCCGTCCTTGCCGGTCAGCTCGCGGCGCTCCGGCGCGCTCCACTCGTCGCCGCCCATGTTCTTCAGGCCGAACACGACCATTGTTGCGCCGCCAGGTCCGCCGGTGCCTTTGTCGGCGATCTTGTGGCCCATCTCCTCCCACTTGCGGAGACGAGCGGCCTTGGCTCGCGATACGGCTTCCGAAAACTCTGGGAACTGGTCGATCCACTCGTTGATCGTCGAGCGCGAAACGCCGATCTTGCCGGCGAAGGCGGTCAGGCTGAAGCCGTCCGCCATGTCCGCGACGACCTCTTCGCAGTAGCGGCGCTCGTACTTGCTCGGCCTGCCTGTGGGCCGCTTGTCGGCTTTGGGCATGGGGGCAGTCCTTGTAAGATTACGCGGCCCATGTAAGATTACAGGCCATGGCAAAGCCACCGCTCTGCAAAGTCTGCGGCGTCGCCCATTGGGCGAGCGAACCGCACCGCCTGGCCCGGCGCACTGAGCCGCTTGATGCCCTCACCATTCCCGAGGATGGCGGCGACGCTCTGGCCGACTATCTCGCACAGAGGCGAGCGGCGCAGGCTGCCTACATGCGCGAGTACCGCGCTGGTGTCAGGCGGCGCGGTCCAAAGGCGCCTTAAGCCGAGCAGGTCTCGCGGCGCCCCCCTTGTTACACTTCGTGATCGCCGGCGCGTGTATCCCTATTGTGCATTCGGCCAAGCCATGGCATATAGAGATCACCGGCTGATCACGGCCGGC